GCCAAACTATCGCGACGCCGAGTTATAAAAACTTAGGGTGAACACCCGCTTACCTGATGCGCCGAGGACCCAACAATAAGCCGGAGCGGCTGAAGATTGCCGCAGGCACGGCTCGCCCTGATCGACCGCCGGCGCCGAGGGTGGAGCTACCTGTTTTGTCGGAACTGCCTCCTCCACCCGGCTGGCTTCGTAATGAGCACGCTATCGAGGAGTGGCATAGGTTGGGGCCGGTTCTGGTGGCAAACAGACTACTGACTAGAGCCAGTCTATCAACGTTCGGTATGCTGTGCGCCCTACATGGGAAGCTGGTTGAAGCGTGGATCGCAGACGTACTACCGAGTGGTCACACGCTGGCGCAGTATCGTTCGATGGTGAACGATTTCGGTATAACACCGGGTGCGCAGAGTAAGGTGGGACCTTTTGGTAAAGAATCCGAAGACAGCAACCCGTTCGCGAAAAACGGCAAGCCTCAAATGGTCGCGTGACTACGTCGCTATCGCCGACGAGTTTGCTCGGTGCGCAGCGGACGAGGAAAACCGTGCGAGGTTTGGAAAGTGGACGCGCCTAGCAGCGCGTCGCTATCTTTCTGATCGTGAGCGGGCCGGACCAAAGGGTCCGTTTCTGTGGTCTGAGTGGCACGCCTCGGACCCCTGCGACTTCATCGAAAAGTTGCCGCACGTAGAAGGTAAGTGGGAAACGCCTCAGATAGTTCTGCACGAGTCGGACGTTTTCTTCGTCTGCAACTTGTTCGGGTTTCGGCAGGTGAACGGCGCGCGTCGGTTCAGTACTGCGCTGAAAGCCATCGCTCGCAAGAACGCCAAGAGCACCATTGCAGCCGCCATCGGCCTGTACTGCGAAACGTGCGAGGGGGAGGAGGGGCCGCAGGTCATAACCGGAGCGACTACCGGGGATCAGGCGCGCATCGTTTTCAACATTGCCAAGCGGATGGTGGAAAAAACCTCCGCCTTGCGCGAGCACTTCATGCTCGAGGCTTTTGCCAACTCGATTGTCAGTTCGTCGAATGGCGGAACGTTCAAGCCGATCAACGCGAAAGCCAGTACACAGGATGGGCTAAATCCCTCTACGGCCATCCTCGATGAAATTCACGCCCACAAAGACCACGGCTTCCTGAACGTAATCCGTTCTGCTGCTGGTGCAAGGGCGAATCCGCTATTCCTGTTCTGCACGACGGAGGGATACGAGAGCCCCGGTCCGTGGGGTGAGCTGCGTCACTTCGCGAGGCAGGTGCTTGAAGGTGTAATTGAGGCAGACCACTTTCTGGTCGTGTACTATGCGGTAGACGAGGAAGACAAGGAAGCTGGTATACCCGCCGACGATGACTTCGACGAATCGGCGTGGATCAAGGCGAACCCGTTGATGGACGTGAACCCGCACTTGCTGCGGGAGATTCGCAAAGAGGCGATCGAGGCAAAGCAGATGCCCGGTCGCCTCGCCGAGTTTAAGATCAAGCGGCTGAATCGTCCGGCGTCGGCGGCGGGTGCGTGGATCAACTTGGTCAAGTGGAAGGCGTGCGGTGGTCCTGTTGATCTAGAGTGGCTGCGCCCCCACTGGTGCTATGGGGGGCTTGACCTCGCTAGCACCAGTGACTTGACAGTGTTTCGTCTGCTGTGGAAAGTTGATGGCACCTACTACACGCACGGTTGGAGGTTCGTCCCGCGAGCAGCGATAAGGATGCGCACCGAGCGAGGGCTGGTGCCGTATAAGAACTGGATAGACTCGGGAAAGTTGATCGAGGCCGGGGACGAGGTTACCGACTACGACGTGGTTGAAGAATACATCATGCAGGCGAAGCGTACGTTTGCCCTAAAGATGGTCGGGTACGATCAGTGGAACGCTACGCAGCTTGTATCAAAACTCACGCGGGCAGAAGTCCCGATGCAGCAATTCATCCAGGGTCCGAAGAGCTACCATCCTGCAATGAAGGAATTGGAACGATCGTACACCAGCGGGAAGTTGCAACATGGGGCTGATCCGGTGCTCGCGTGGTGCGCGTCAAACATCATTGCTCGGACTGATGCGAATATGAACATGGCGCCTGACAAGAAACGGTCGCCGGACAAGATAGACGACATGAGCGCACTGCTGATGGCGATGGGTCTTTGCGTGGGCGCTCCAGCGCCGGTGACTGTTGACGTATTTTTCTAACGTTCGGGGCTGCCAATGAACCGTGCCTATTCGCTGATAACAATCAAGTCGGTCGACGAAGAGCATCGAATCATCGAAGGCATCGCATCGACGCCGACGACGGATCGCATGGGCGACATCGTCGAGCCGAAGGGTGCGGTGTTCAAGGTTCCGCTGCCGCTGCTGTGGCAGCACAGGTCGGTAGAGCCGATCGGGCAGGTTGTCGCCGCGAAGGTGACGGACAAGGGGATCGAGATCCGCGCTCGGATCGCGAAAGATCTTCTGCCGCGCATCGACGAGGCGTGGGCGTTGATAAAGTCGGGGCTTGTGCGCGGACTATCCATCGGGTTCAATCCGCTGGAGACGGCTGACATCGACGGTACGTGGGGCAAGCGCTTCCTCAAGTGGGAGTGGCTGGAACTCAGCGCCGTGACGGTTGCGGCGAACCAAGACGCATCGATTCAAACGATCAAGTCGATCGACGCAAGGCAAAGGCGGGCCGCGCTAGGCCACGACGCTGGAACTTCGCGCGATGACTCCACCCCTTCCCGCGCTCGGGAGCAACGTCCGGAAGGGACGAGTACCATGAAAAGCCTCAACGAACTGCGGACCCGTCGCGACGAAGTCGCCGGCCGCATGAAGGAACTGTGGGAAGCCTGTGAGCGTGACCGTTCGAAGCTCGAAGCTGAGGAAGCCAAGGAGTTCGACTCGCTGAAAAAGGAACTCGGCGAGCTCGATGGTTCAATCGAGGACGAAGCCGCAGTCGAGCGCGCTGTCAAGGGTGCGGTCCCCGTCGTACCGAGCGCCATCACGAGCCAGCGGTCTGGTTCGAGTGCACGGCAGGGTCGGCAAGAAGATCGGCCGAAGCTGGACCCGGCACAGAAGGGTGTTGCTTTTGCGCAGGTCGCGAAGGTGAAGTGGCTGGCGAAGAAGCACAACGTCGATCCTCGAAACATCGCAGATCAGATGGGATCGCGGATCGATCCGCGAGTTGCGCCCTTCCTGAAGGCGGCGGTCGCCGGTGGTTCGGTGACTGGCTCGACGTGGGGCTCGCAGCTCGTCGGTGACGAGACGGGGGTCGTGGCGGACTTCTACGAGTTCTTGCGTCCGCAGACGATCCTCGGCAAGTTCGGCACGGGCGGTATCCCGAACATGACTCGCGTGCCGTTCCGCGTTCCGTTGGCAGGTGTGACGGATGGCGGCGACGGTTACTGGGTCGGTGAGGGTGCGGCCAAGCCGCTGACGGCGTTCGCGTTCGCGCGCACGACGCTCGAACCGCTGAAGGTCGCTTCGCTGTGCGTGGTCACGAAGGAGTTGCTCGAAGACTCCTCGCCGGCTGCCGACGCGCTGTTGCGTGACTTGCTGGCGGGCGCCCTGCGCGAGCGTAAGGATCGCGACTTCATCGATCCGACAAACGCGGGCACGGCGAGCATCAAGCCTGCGTCGATCACGAATGCTGCAACGCCGATTGCCGCAAGCGGCACGGGCGATGCAGACGACGTGCGGACCGATGTACGCGCGGCCATGCAGGGGTTCATCGACGCGAACAACCCGCCGACGACGGGCGTGTGGATCATGTCTGCATCGACGGCGTTGGCGCTGTCGCTGATGCAGAACGCACTCGGTCAGTCGGAGTTCGCTGGGGTGTCGATGAACGGCGGCATGTTCGCCGGTCTGCCGGTGATCACGTCGCAGTACGTGCCGGGCGGCACTGCCGGTTACTACGTCGTACTGGCGAATGCCGCGGACATCTACTACGGAGACACCGGCGACATCACGGTCGACACTTCGGAGCACGCAACGATCGAGATGTCGGACAATCCCGACGGCGAAGTCGGAACCAACGTGGGCATGTTCCAGACGAACCGCGTCGCGTTCCGTGCTGAGCAGCGTCTCGATTGGGCGCTGCGGCGTGCGACTGCTGTGCAGGTCATCAGCGGCGCGAACTGGGGCGAAGCGTAACCCTCTCCCTCCTGTCCAGGGTGGAGTGTGCTGTTCGCCGGGGCGGTCCAAAGCTGCTCCGGCGTTTTTTCTGAAGGGACAATACATGCCGACCATGGTAGCGAAGCAGGCGTTTCGCTTTCGTCCGTTGAAGCGCCGCATGGCGCAAGGCGAGACGTTCGAAGCAAAGGACCGCGACGCGCGGCTGCTGATAGCGGCACGTCTTGCCGAGTTCGCGAAGGTACAGCCCGCGAAGGAAGTGAAGTCACGGGGCCGTCCGCCGAAGGTTGAGAAAGTTGTCGAGCCGTTGTCTGCGACCGTCGCTACCGTTTTTGGCGATACGACACCGCCATCGCCGGTGTTGGCATCGACCACTACGGACGATGAACTGACGTCGCGCTTCTACAAACGGCGCGACCTGGAAGTAGAATGAAGCTGCTCGGCTTCAGTATTGAGCGCGCCAAGGAGCTGCGTCCGGTAGGACCGCGTCCGCCGAACTACGGCGTGAATGCGGAGTTCATAACGGGCGGCTGGCAGCACAACCTCGTGCCGCCGATGACGGACTCGGTGCTCGCGTTCTCCGCCGTCTACGCGTGCATTTCCTTGATCAGCAGTGACATCGCTAAGTTGCGGCTGAAGCTTTCGCGCCGACAGAGTAGTGGTGCGTGGGAAGAGGTTGAGAGTTCATCTCCGTATCTTTCGGTACTGCGCAAGCCGAACCACTTCGAAACGCGATCGCAGTTTGTGCGCAGTTGGATTGTTCAGAAGTTGATACACGGTAATTCGTACGCGTTGAAGCGCAGGCAGGATTTGCGCGGCATGGTGACAAGCCTATACATGCTGGACTCGACGACGACAACGCCGCTCGTCGCCGATAATGGAGATGTGTTTTACCGCATCGGCCGGGACAGGCTGGCTGCGGTGCGCGAGGATGACCGAATCGTTCCGGCGTCTGAAATAATTCATGACCGTATGCTTGCGTTCTGGCATCCGTTGATTGGCGTGTCCCCCATCTTTGCTTGTGGTTCATCGGCAGCGCAAGGCTCGGCAATTCAATCGAACGCAGAATCCTTTTTCGAGAATCGTTCGATGCCGTCTGGGCTGTTGATTTTCCCGCAGGCGATTAGTCAGGAACAGGCAGCGGCTATCAAGGCGAAGTTCGATACCGGCTACAGCGGATCGAACATGGGTAAGTTCGCTGTCGTTTCTGGCGACGTGAAGTGGCAGCCGATGACTGTTACTGCTTCCGATGCGCAGTTGATTGAACAACTAAGTTGGACGGTGAGTGACGTTGCGCGGTGCTTCCACGTTCCGCCGTACAAGCTGGGTCTTCAGGCTAACGTGACGTTCTCTAACGCGAGCCAGCTCAACCAAGACTACTACTCGCAGTGTTTGCAAACACTGATCGAGGACTTTGAATCGCTCCTCGACGAGGGGCTTGAATTGGGTACGGATTTGCGCACAGAGTTCGACCTCGACGGACTATTGCGAATGGACCCTGGAACGCAAGCCGATATCGACCAGAAGGATCTTGGGTCCGGCGTGCTGGCGCCGAACGAGGCGCGAGTGCGACGCAATTTGGCACCGGTCAAGGGTGGCGAAGCGCCGTTCATGCAGCAGCAGATGTGGCAGATCGGGCAACTCGCGGAGCGTACACCGCCAACCGACGCTCCAGCCCCCGCTCCAACAGAACCGACCCCTGCGCCGCCCCCGGCAGAAGATGTGGACGAGGCGGAACGCGAGGAAGCGAAGCAGGCGTTGAAGCAGCTCGCGAATCAACAGCTTGCTGAAGACGAATCGCGTGCCCTGATTGATCGCTTGAATAGGAGCGCCGCCGGTGCCTGATAATAGCGAAAACATCTACGCGGCGATTGAAGGGTATGTTCTGCGTTCGGTCGCGCCACTAGAGAAGATCATCGAAGCGCAGGCAACGCGCATCGCCAACCTTGAAGCTCGTGCGCCGGTTATCGTTCGCGGGATTGATGGCAAGGACGGTAAGGACGGTAAGGACGGCGAGCGTGGATCCGCCGGGCTCACCGGTCCCACTGGACCTCAAGGAAAAGATGGTATCACGGGGGAACGTGGTGAAAAGGGCGAACGCGGAGAGCGCGGTGAAAAGGGAGACGCGGGATTGCCCGGCGAACGAGGAGAGCGCGGCGAGAAGGGCGATGTTGGTCCGCAGGGCGAGCAGGGACTGATAGGATTGCGCGGCGAGAAAGGTGATGTCGGTCAGCAGGGTGAGTTGGGACCTATCGGCTTGCGTGGCGAGAAAGGTGATGTCGGTCAACAGGGCGAGCTGGGGCCGATCGGCTTGCGAGGCGAGAAGGGGGATGCTGGTCCGCAGGGCGAGCAGGGTCCGCAGGGCGAGCAGGGGTTGCTAGGTGCGCGCGGTGAAAAAGGAGATCCTGGTCCACAGGGGGTTTCCGGTGAACGCGGAGAGCGGGGCGAGAAGGGAGACGTCGGCGCGCAGGGCGAGATGGGGTTGCTCGGACCGCGCGGTGAAGAGGGCGAGCGCGGGGAAAAGGGCGAGTCGGGTTTGCAGGGCGAGCGTGGGGAAAAGGGCGAGTCGGGTTTGCAAGGTGCGCGCGGTGAAAAGGGAGAGCCCGGTTTGCAAGGTGCGCGCGGAGAGAAAGGTGAACTCGGTTTGCAGGGCGAGCGTGGTGAAAAGGGTGAGTCTGGCTTGCAGGGTGTGCGCGGAGAAAAGGGTGAGTCTGGTTTGCAGGGCGAGCGCGGAGAAAAAGGGTTACAGGGCGAGCGCGGAGAGAAAGGTATCGACGGCGGTGATGGTTCTGATGGGGTATCGATTCTTTCTGCTGTCGTAGATGGTGATGGTGAACTCATACTAACCATGAGCGACGGCGCTACGCGCAAGGCGGGCGTCGTGCGGGGCAAGGATGGGCGCAATGGCGTTGACGGTCGAGCGGGTGAGCAGGGTGCGTCGGGGCGTGATGCTGTCGCAATTCGTCCATTGCTGTTGATAGAGGACAGCAAGGCTTATTCGGCTGGAGTCTGGGCGGTGCATGCGGGGGGTTCGTGGTACTCCGAGAAAAACACCGAACCATTGAAGGGCCGCAATCCTGTCGACGCTGGCTGGACACCCATTGCGGTCGGCGAGCAGAAGTTCGATATATCATTCGAGGATGATGGTCGAGTGATTGTCGTAACTCGTACGACATCAACGGGATTGACAGTGACGAAGCGGTATACGTCCCCCGTTGTCCTTGATCGCGGGGTCTTTGTCGCGTCGAAGACTTATGCGCGTGGCGACGGTGTCACGCGCAGCGGATCATTCTTCATTGCCCGCGTCGATAGCCCGAAGGGTTTGCCGGGGGCGTCTGATGATTGGCGGCTCGCCGTGAAAGCCGGGAAGGACGGGAAAGACGGATGAACTTCGTCAAGCTCATAACGCCGCGCGACGGCGGCGTACTTCGTGATCCGGAGACTGGCGATACGTATCCCTTGGATGGCCGTGAGGTATCTGTAGCTGAGACGCGAGTTGCCGCTCTGCTCCGTGAAGGGTTCGCTATCTCTAAAGGACCGGACCTCCTTCTCGTTCCTGGGCCGCCCGGACCGCAAGGACCACAGGGTCCTCAAGGCGATACGGGGCCGCCCGGACCGCGTGGTCCCGTTGGCCCATCCGGACGCGACGGTCGCGACGCTACTGGCGGCGGCAGCGTAGTTCCGGTGGGATGGAAGTTTGATATTCAGCGTAACGTTGATGGCTTTATGGCGAGCGTCATTGCCACTCCGATCGATCTGTAACCACTCCGAAGGAAGACCATGTCCAAGGGCCGTACGTTCGCCAATGATTTTCTGAAGCTCATCTACAACGCCACAGCCATCGCGAACATCGCGGACAACGCTGCCGCGTCGCCCTTCACAAGTGTCCATTGGGCGCTTCACTCTGCGATCCCCGGCGAGACGGATACGCAGGACGCG